GCCTTCTCGATGTCAGTAGCATGGAAGACAGCGCAGTCTTGCTTGCTCTCTGCATCAGGAGTGCCACCAGCGATCACGCTCGTTGCAGCGGTGGTGCCAGAGACTGCCCAGGTATTGCGGAAGATCTGCGTGTAGTTAGTGACGCGAGCGGCAGTGATCAAGAGGGAGGAAGGACGCAGCGATGCTTCTTCGTAAGCATTGCCAACCATCCAGAGCTTGACCGAAGCAGCGATTGCGACAGCAGCGACAGTACCAAATGCACGACGCACAGTGATGTGCGTAGAGTCAGGAACCGTCAACACCAGCACGTTCTCACCAGTAGAATCAACACGCAGCACCATGCCAGGCAAGATGTTGGTGGAATCCAGCACGATAAAGTTCGTGTCGCCGATCAGTTGGCCAGCACCAGAAAGAGTAACGCTCGGGAAGAGCATCGTCTTGCTGAAATAGCCGTGCTCGTATTGATAGGCAGTTTCTTCCTTCAACATGGAAGTAATGCCATAGAGCGGGGCCTGACCATTCGGCATCAGCCGAGTGATGTAGGATGAGAAGCTTTTCTTCGCCAGATCAGTAGTGAGCAGCGAAGTATTGAAAGTACCAACAGGCATGATAGCCTCCAGATTAAGATGTTAAACGAGGATTTACCACTGGCTCCAGTCTGTTTCACCTTGAGCCTGCTGAGTTTGAACCTGCGCAGCTGTAGGTGCATTCAATTGCGTAGCAAATCCCGTGAGATATTGCTCTGCTTTTGCCTGGACCTGCGTAGCTGTCAGCGACGGCTCTTTAGCAGCGATTTGTGCCCGCACCATGTGCAGGAGTGGTTGAGATGCCGGATGCTGCAACGCTGGATTCTCAGATTGCATACCATCGATTTGCGTTGCTCGGATACGTGCCGGCAGTGCTGCGGTAAATCGCTCGTTGTTGCGAGCATGTGCCTGCTCAATGGAGGCAGTAGAAACTTGCGTAGCGGCTGCAACTGCTTGCTGGCCTACCATGTTAATCACCTGCAAAAACTTAGCAGGATCCTGCATGGCCGCTGTCACCATCTCTGCTGTCAGACCCTGCGTGAAGTTCATCTTTCCAGCAGCTGCAGCGATCTTGGAAGGATCACTATTGAAGAGCGGAGCAGCTAGCGGATCGACAGGCGCAGGTGCATTGGGATCAGTTTGCCACAGGGGTGTGAAGCTGTCCAATACATTAGGCGGAGGCACTTCAGCATTAGGAAGTGCACTGCCAGCTGGTGGGACTGGTGCGCCTGCTCCAGGATTAACTTGCGCCATCGGGGGAGCAGCAGAAACGACGACTTGCTGCGTCGGGCGGAACATGTTGCTGAGATTGTCAAAGAGACCGGCCATGATAATTACCTCTAAAAGTTTTTAAGCGGGCGTGCTTACTCTTCTTGGCGTTCGACTGGATCTGGCCACTCGTCTGCTAGAAGCTCTGTTACCAGTTCGAGTTTGCCGTTCAGATACGCGTGCAAGCGAAGCTGAACTTCATCGTCGGCTGGATTCTTGAAATCAACATTCAGAAGTTTGTTGATTAAATCTGTCTGCACTTTGCCAAGCATGTGCAGCTGGATGGGGGTGAAATTAAGCAATTTCATTATCTGTCCTTAATTAGACTGGAGGCAAAGCAGGAGCGCCAGCAGGCTGCGCAGCTTGAGGCTGCATCATCGCCGCCGCCTGTTCTGGAGTTCTCTTGAAATCTCCAATCCAAGTAGCTCCTTGCAGCTGCAGCCAATAGACGAATGCTCCAGTAATGTCGAATTCTGCATTCATTTGCGGGGCAGAAGCAGCTGCATTGAAGAGCTGCGTGAAAGTGTCGATATTGACAAGCTTGGAGGAAGGCATCAAGCCATCAGCCAGCTTGAATTCAGGAGCAGTCTTTCTCAGCTGGACAGGATCGACGCTAATCTCTTCCTTCGTCTTTCTATCGAAGAGATTAACTGGAGGTTGATACTGCAGCGTATTGATTTTGAGGATATGCTTGATCGGCTGAAAGAGACGAACCTCGAGAAGCTGCGCTGTCATCATCGGACGAGAATTGCTAGCATCCATCGTCTCATTAAATTCGGTGCGTGTCTTATTGCCTTTCTGGAACTGCCCGCGCTGCACACGATTCTGACCTGAGACAACATCTGACATTTCTGTCACGCGCATCGCAGTGTCGAATGTCAAGTTAACATTATCATCTCGATAGGGGACCACGGCGAACGCTTCGGTAATAGGCTTTCCGTAGGCTTCAGACTTAATAGGGACCCTGGCAACGACACTTGTATTATCGATATCTGCTTTAGCGATGCGGGAAGGATCGTAGAAGATTCGATCGTAGACTTTCCGCCTTTGAGATTCCATGCCAGACTTGAAGAGGCCAGATGCGATAGTCTGATAAGGAGCTATGTTATCTGTGAAGCTCTTAGTCTGCCAGCCGAGGCCATCTTCTAGAGCCTGCGCGATGATCATCGGCAAGTAGTCGTGAGCATTCGTCATGCGTTGAGCGTAGACGAGAACCTTCCTGTTAATGTAAATGAGCTTAAAGATCTGCGGAGTCTGCGGAGCCGGCCCGCCAATACCGTGTTCTGACGGCAGGATACGAGCGTAGAGAACTGTCCACTCGTACATGTTGGAATATTTGATAGTGTTCTGCGTTTCCAGCCCGCCCCAGGCCATCCAGTTAGTTTGACCGTCGAGGGTGGAAGGATCTAGCAGAGCATCGCTATTAACTTGCGGAACGTAGAAAGCATCGCTGCCGGTGACAGATGCGTAGGTGGCATCGCCGCTTTCGAAAGCTTCCCTTGCGTTCATTGTGAGAGTTGGGTCTAGCTCGGCGAATCTGCGCTTGAGCTCGATGCGGCCGATAAGCTCTGTGAAGCCGCAGTATTCTCCGCGCGTATGCATCTCGAAAGGCGGCACGCGAAGATCGTAAATAACATTATATGGATCCCGGCGCTTTATCGAATTGCCTTCGTAGACTGTTTCGACTTTGACGCCGTTCTTGACATCTTGCATTGCGTCATTCTGGACAGAATAAGTCTTCTGCTCGACCCAGTCTACTTCGCATGCGCAGATATTGTATTTAACTGCATCGCGCAAGACTTGCATTAGCTCTGCTGCCCAGCCAAAGCGGATGCCCTGCTCGCCGATAACAGCTTCCATCTGCAAAGCAGCATCCATCATCTGCGGCTTAGAGAGAACAGGAAATAGGGGGTAGGAGGATAGGAAGATATTCGAGAGGAAGGAGAGGATCGATTCAACTTGCGGCTGAACGACAGGGATCACTACGTCTTGAATCTTGCTAGCATCTCCAGCGCGATTAGCTGCTCTCGCCCTTCTTTGCGCAGCAGTTAAGTCTGTCTCGCGCTGATAAAGCTTATCCATCTCCAAAAGGCGATTGCGCATGTTGCTTGTCGAAGACATGCCGCGAACGCATTCCATCATGTATTTAATCAGGCTTTCTTGAGAAGCTTTATTGAAGGTGATAGCGCGAGTAGCGCCAGTAGTAGCCTTGGGGTTGGTTGTTGCCATTTTAGAATCCAATCTCTAAGTCTTCGGTGAAGGCAGCTGATACTGCCGGCGGGAGTTCGTAGGGTTTGAGAAGGAGCATTCCGAATTGCTTCAACGCTGGATAAGCGTAAGCTAGCAAGTCTAGAATGTCATCCACATTCTTCTGCTTCAGCGGATTATAATGCACGATCTGATGCACTACTTGCGTCTTGACGCGTGGATGGACTTGCAGCTCGCGAGCAGAATTAGTCAATTGTTTAAGGGCGGTGATGATTCTAGTTGCTTTCATCGAGACGCCAGGATAGATTTCTAGGATTCGCAAGCCGGTGAATCCATGTCTAATTTTAGCTCTCTCCATCCAGAAGCAGAGAGTTGATTGATAGGCGACTGCTTCAACAATAACTGCCATCAATCCATATTGCGATGCGAACATCAAAGATTCGTAGATCTGCGCTGCTGGATCAAAGGAATCTATCTTCATGTCCCAGAGGACTGGAATGCCGTCGAAGATAAGGACGACGCCGATAGCGACTTTGTCATTCTTCTTCTTGCCGACAGAAGGGTCGATAATGACAAAGCCAGCCTCCGGCTCAGGATCTAAATCAAGCGGCGGGTTCCAGACTGCGATTTTCGAAATGTCTACACCAGCCTTATTTCCTGCCTCAGGATCATTCATCACTTCTGAATAGAAGATCTCAGGATGCCCCATCGAAGTATCATTCTCTAATTCATCTAAGATATCCTCGACAGAGCGAAGCTCAGGCCAGATGGAATTGCCATCTTCGAGGATAGCGCCAGTGATGAAAGCTGTCCAAGCTGCATTCGTGCGCAGCTTATTCAAGATAGAGCCTTCGAAGGGATACATATTCCCTACGAAGATCGATTGGCAGCGGAATTTATTATTAGCTTTGAGGAGGGTGCCAAGCATCCAGACTACGCTCTTGCCAGCTTCAACAACTGATTCAGCTTCTTCGCGAGATTGCATATCATCCATGATGATCGAATCCGGCCGGACGAATTTGATATTAAGTCCGCGTAGCGAAGAGCCAGCTCCGAGAGCAGCTAAAGATACATGCCTGCCTCGGAAGGTGAATTTCTTCAAGCCTTCGGTGTCTTTATCTTCTCCTAGGCGCCAATCGCCGAAGAGAGCTTTTATATTGTCCGAGTCTAGAATGTCTGTTACGTCTGCCAGAAAGTTCTGAGCTAGCGCAGCTGTGTTGCAGACTATTAAGATGAATTTGCGATCGGTGAAAAGGATGAGCCAGACTACGTAGAGCTTTAAGAGGATAGTTTTGCCGAAGCCTCTAGGCAAGCCGATAGCTAGCCTGTCTTGCCCCTGCTCTCTAATTGCGCCTTCTGTGAGAAGCTGCCAGATAGCTAGAAAGATAGGAGGGAATTGAAAGCGATAAACGTCCGGGATGCAGAGAGCTGCTAGGAAGTTTAAGTTAGTTCTAGCAGCTTCAATCGCTGCATCCCGGTTAGCACCTAGCATCTTAAGTCTTGCTTAATGCAATTGCTGCGTGAATTGCCGCATCCAGCTCAACTTCAGTGTAGACAGCCTCGATGGTCAGCAAGCTCGTGCTAGCTTCTCCGGTGTCCGCTCCTTCAAGCCAAGCAGCGCGCATCCAATGATAGCATGCTGCATCTGCTTTCAGCGCAGCAAGTTCTTCAGGTGTGACTGACATGATGCTTTAAGTTCCTAGATACACCGGCAGGGGCTGGGAAATCAGTCCGCCGTCGCCACCGCAACAGTCACGCGGAAAAGTGGACTAACGCCGCCAGTAAATGCGGGAGTGAGAACGAGCTTTGCGACGGTGCAGAGCGCTGGGATGATGAGCCTGCGCGACACAAACTTATGCACCGTCCACGTTTGGTCAGCCAGGGAAGTCGGCCATGCGCCATCTTTAAGCAAATGTCCAATATCCGTTCCAGCGGCCACCGTAATCCACGGACGCCCCACTCCAGTAGACCAATCCGTATTCATGTTGAAACCATCATATTCAACGGGGGCCAATTGGAAAGTTGCTGCAATGCTGGCCGTAGTCGGAGCACCACTGAGCAATTCAATCACCACATCCCAGATAGTCTCGTCACCGGGCACGCACTCAATTTCAGGCGTAGAAACCGGAGTCGATCCACTCAGTATGAAATTCGACAGAAGGAAGTTTTGATTTTTCATGCTCATGCTCCCAGATAGGTGAGGCGGTGGTAGTGCAGATTGCTCTGCTCCTGCACCTTAGTGCCGGCTGCTGGATTCCGAATGTCAAAAGCTGAATTGAGCCCGCTTTTGAACGTAGGGAATGCCTCCGTCGGCATGGCCCCGAGGCTGATCAAATCGTTGTTTGGGGTGTCTGCCAAGAGGCCGGCCTTAATCCAATTACCTACACGAACACCTTCGTATGTCCGGTTCGCGGTGTTGACCAACAGAGCGATATAAACCGGGAGCGCTTTATTTTCATTGGTGTTTTGCAGAGCGTCATAGACGCCTGTGCCGCCGCCAGGAATGTCGGTGTAGTTCGCGTCCAGATAGCCAAGCCCTGTTTTGACTTGCCACTTATTAGTTCGCGTTGCAGACTCTGCGGAGTAATTTTGATAACGAATCTTGAAGAAGGAGCGTGCACCTGCGTCGTCACACATATCAAGCCCCCAGCCAAAGTCAAGCGGGCGATCCGAATAGTTGCTGTATTTCCACTCCAGGCTAACAATCATTTCCAACAAATAACGCCCATCACCGTAGGCGTTATTCATGCGCTTAATGCCCATGCACTGCACTGGCGCGGAGAGAGTGTCGGCAATTGCAGGACTGAACAACGCAAGCCGGCTGGTTCCGCCGCGGTTGATTCGATTTAGCGGGGATACAACGCGCCGCCCCAGCGAATCAGTACCAGTCCGAACATTGTCTGGGGTGAATAGTTGAGTCCATCCGGCTGTTCCGTACTGAAAAGAATCCTCAGCGATGGTGGCTGCGCGTGCGCTGGTGTAGACCAGCCCTGTGGGATCAAAACGGGCCATTTTGGGCTCCTTGATTTTGGGGGGAGAAAGGCTGACCGGTAGAGTTATTCCAAGCGTTTAACACCAAGTATGGGAGAATGTCATCAGCATCCAGACGCTGCTCCATGCCATCTTGAAAGCCGCCTTTAAGGAAAAGTTCAGACATGATTAATCCTTAATTAAAGATCGATGCGTTAAAGCTTTTCAGAGAGCGCAGAAACTGGCAATTCGAGTGGCGCTCTCTGAGTAAGCAGGCGTGTAGCATTGCGTTGCTCGAGCTGCGCTGCTACGTTCTTAGCGGGCATAGTAACCATGCTGCGACCTTCGACTTCAATAACCTGCCGATCGGCCGTAACAGTGAAAGAGATTCGAGCTGCGTCAGGCAGCTGGAGATTAACAATTGTTGATGGCATCGCTTGAGAGTTGCCAGCTTCGAGAGTCTGCCTCTTAGCTTGATTAAGCAGCGAGAAGACTCTAGCTGCCTCGGAGGGCTTAGTGATGAAATCGACGAGAGATTCGATGCGTGCGAGAGCCTTCTGCTCTGCCATATCGATGCGCTTATCATGCGCGACATGCGCCTCGAAATGAGTAGCTCGAAGCTCTTGAACTCGAAGCGAGTTATTTTCATCGGCTAAGATTTGCGAGACGTAAGAAGGATCGCAGCCAACATGCAGAGCGACCTGCGCAGCTGGGACGCCTTGACCTAGCAGCTCGATGATGCGATCTTGCATGGCAGCCTTTCGGTTGGGCGGGTTTCGATTGTTAAGTATAGAGGGCGAGAAGCTAGCTTGCTATATGATTAGGCT